CCTCGCGTAATTGTATCGTGTTCGCGGTCATTTCGTCGCGTAAAATGGTCGCATTTGATTGAAGGTCTTCCCGTAATTGTATAGTGTTTGCAGTCATTTCGTCGCGTAAAATGGTCGCATTTGATTGGAGGTCTTCACGTAATTGTATTGTGTTCGATGCCATTTCACTTCGGATAACATCTAGGTTTGCAGATAAATCAGTATCTTGTACGACATTTGATAAAAAAGAACCATCCCCTATGAAACTATTTGCTGTGACATCACCATACACGCGCATCTGAATGAGGTTCGATGTATCCGGTGTGATGAGTGTATCCGATGCCGAATTTTGTGTGTAACCAATGATATATTCATTGCTCGATTCGATATATGACGCCGTGACATTTGAACCGGGGCGTGTCATGATGAGACCCAAATCAAAAACAAAATCATTATCTGTATTATTTTCACCCAACTCGATGATGGCATCTTTTACACGCAGATTTTCTGTCGAAATCGAAGTTGTCTGACCGACGACTGTGAGGTTACCCGCTATGTATGTGTCGCCACCGACAGATAATTCGTGTTGTGGATTTGTATTGGCTATACCCACATTAGATGCAGTGATGAAACTAGTTGTGGTGTTCATAAATTGCAAAGTTTCCGTGGTTGAATTTCCAGTTTCAGACACACCCTGTAAATTTAAACCGATTCCACTATCTACGACTTCTTTTGTGGTTACATCGTAACAAATTACATTTGAGTGTAGTGAATTATTTAGTCTAATAGGAGACACATATAACCCAGCTTCTGGTGCATGTATCACGTTCGAAGACGCATTAATTATTATGGTGTTCACAGCTTGTTCATCAGGAACATGCTTACCTATCCTGATCCTCTCGGATTTTTCGATAGTGTTAAGGTTTTTCACCATTTATATTAGTTCTCATTTTATTTCTGTCCAACCCGACTTCTTGTATACATAAAGTGTATCATTTTCGTTGTCATACACCATTAGACCGGGTGTCGGTTTCTGTATACTTTCCATTTCGCTGTGAGACATACGAGGTAAAAGTAAACCACCCGTTGTCGATTGAAGTGTTAATATAGCCGATGGATGCCCCTTGTGTGCTCCAAGTGCCAATTTTCCATTTGCATCCAATGTCATATTAACCTTCATATCACCACTCGTATCACGAGTCTTAAATGCTATACCACCAGGATTACCCGATGTAGTACCATTATTTGCCTTTGCATAACCGTTAATTTCAGCTAGATTACTTAAACATATTCCATCCGCTTCTCCAATTCTGGATGTTAATTTAGGTGCACTAGATGTTATGATTCGCGAAGCCGTAACATCGTTGTGTATGTTTAGTGGTAGATTTGTCTCGTTCGAGCACGATAACACGTGTGTGAAAGAAATATTTGATATGAGAGAACCATCACCTTCGAGTGGTGCGTTTTCGATGGTTGTAATTCTCTCGCGCACACTCGGAAGATCTTTTATATCTTCCACAGTTTGTTCGAGTATTGATTTAGTTTTACTAATGAGCAATTCAAGTGGTTCAATGCGGTGCAACTCCTTGTATACATGTTTAAATTGTAAAAGTTGTTGTTTGATTTGTTCCAGTTCATTAAATCGCGCGATTGTCTTTTCCAAATCTATTATTCTAGATGTATTTTCGTGAACACACGGAACTATCTTTTTTGTATCATGAATGATTGGTATCGATGTTTGAATGGCGGACACATCTTTACTCAAACGTTCTATTTCGGGTAGATTGTGTATACTCGCCTCTATGTTATTTATCCTTTTTTCACACGTGGTTATCCTAGGTATATTCGTTTCTAGTTTGAAAGTGCGTGGGTTCAAAGTGGATAACGCTGTTTCGTGCATTGACGCGTTTTTTTCAAGCGTATCAATTCGTGGTAATTCTACCCGAAGTTGGTCAATTTGTTTTTGTAGAAATGGAATGTCTTTTTCAATTGGTTCAAAACGCGGTATATTTGATTCCAATTTTGATACTCGTACATTTGTCGCATCAACATCAGTTATTTTGGCGACCCCATTGAGTGTAGTGCCATCTCCATGAAAAGATGGAGCGATAATTTTTCCATCTGCGTTTATATTTCCTTTCGTGTGGATACGGTTATTTACATACAACGATCTCCCGACATTTATGTCATTTGATACATCTAATGTATTAAAATAATCATTAAAATCTGTGATTTGGTCGATTGTAATATTAGACAGGAGTCCACCATCGGCCTTGAGTTCACCGAGTATTTGTATATTTTCCACGACTTCGCCTATGTCTACGTTCAGATCATATTGTACATTAGATAAGAGACCTCCGTCGCCCACGAATTGCGTCGCTTCGATGGACCCGTCTATTTTTGTGTTCGCGTTAATAGATAAACACCCGTTACTCTTCGTGTGCATGAGTTGTATACCGTGTATGTCTACGCCCACATTTTCAGTTGGTTTACACCCTTCACCTATTTCTAATACAGGTGTATATACGTGTTCTTCGTTGAGTGTCGTGAGATTTAACACGTCTAAATTTTTTACTTGTAGTTCGTCGAGTTTTAGTTTTGTGCCTCCTATATCGACGACTTCCTTCGTGATCGAATCATACGCAAGTAAGTTCGATGCACTCGCATTACGTATTGGACTTATGTATAATCCGCTGTGTTTGATATCACGAATTTTGTTTTCTGAGGCATTAAACACAATGGAGTTTCTGGGTTGCTCTGAATCAATGTATCGCCCGAGGCGCACCATATCAGTAGGCTGATTCACACCGGAATTCTTAACCATTTAATATACTATTGTATTTTAATTCGCGTATAGTAAACCAGCCATGCCATTTTCAACTCTCAAAATGTTATAGTTAACCGCATATATAGGGTGTGTGATTGGTAAAGTCTCACTTATAATTTTCACGTTATCGAGGCGACTAAAATTTAAAGTACCCGTGGGCTGTAAAGAACTTGTTAAGAGACAGAAACAATACATAAAGAAATCCGGGGAAGTCACATAATTCGTGTGATAATATGCCATGACGTCTATGTAATGTGGTTTCGCCCATTTAAAGTTTCCTATATCGAGACCATTTATGTTTAACTTAACTCGATTTGATATCGATGTAAGTGCACCATTGGATGATGTATCCGAAGAGGCGATATATTTAACTGGATGACTAAATATGAGTTCTTGATCCAATTCACCCGATGGTATGTTTTTTTGTACTTGTGTGATGAGCATTTCGTGGTTACGAGAAACTATATTTCCACGCTCTTCGTTGTCGAGATAGTAATAATTCGCATACAATTCATAATTGTAGTTTCCGACTGAGTTCCCCCAGTGAATACGTATTTCTACGTTGTGATAATGCAATGCCACGAGTGGGAGTGCACATTGAGGACCCTCACAAAAGAAAAATCGAAGAGGGTAAAAGTATGACTTAGAGCTTATACCTGGATGTGGGCCGTTTGAGCTCTTAGACACATTCTGTGCGAATGTATCTATAGCGATTTTCTCCGTAAATACCGAATCTTGAGAATCTATGAGGTGTCCACCTATATATAACTCAACCTTGTCTATCACTTGGGTCCAGTCTGTTATGTCTATGGATTGATTGTTATCATCTACTGTGATATACAAGTATCCAAGCATATCACCAGTTTTGTCGAATTTTACGGATGTCATAGCGTTATTTTTCACATTACCCTGCATGAGCTGTTTCTCTACGGACTGTGAAAAATTTGAATGCCGTTTGAATGTCGACGGGAAGAATGATATCTCAGGTTCCCCCATGATGTGTTCATCTTGAGCGCCTATGGCTATCAATTGCACGACTCCCGCCGACATTTATAATACATAAAGGTAAAAAATACACGTACCTAGCGCCCCGATTCAATGAAGGGCAAATTCTTATTCTTGCAAACAAATCTGAAAATAAAAAAGTTATCGGTGCCATCTGTCGTGGTAACACCGTTTTCATCTCTGAGTGTAAAACTCAATCTATCAACCTTTCTCACCGGAGTCATATATTGTGTGGTGACGTCATAATCATCCTTAAATATGATTGGATTTGACCCGTCCTGTATCACCGTACCGAACCCTCTGTTAAGTACAGTCATGTCTCCTTGACCACCGTACACATTAGACGTTCTTTGGGAATAATTCGTATTCAATTCATCCACTGAGATATGGCATACACTGGAGCCGGATGCATCGATACGAGCCGCCAAAAGACGAGTCTGTACGATGTTTTCGATTGGTTGCGTCAAGTGCACAGTGAAAGTGTTTTTGCTATCTTGACCGATGGTATCGACCGAGATAGTATGATACTCGTATTCAAAATCTGGTAAAACTTGCCGAACCGTATTCACAGTAGTCATTACTAATACATTATATTAAAGATCCACCGATTCCACCGATAATCTTCGCGTCCGCGCTTTTCTTGACGAAATCTTGGTCGCCACAGATACCACCTGGAGTCAAAGACTTGGTGTAGTACGCGGATTCTTTCGAACCTGGCACACATTCAATCTTGTGTTCCAAATCAAAAATGGATTCGACAGCGCCTTCGGGGGCGACTTCAAGATTGATTGGTCTGGGCTGGTAACCACTTCTTCGTTGGGGGAACATCACCATCAATGCCGAGAGGAGTGCGCATATCAAAGCAATCGCCTTAATGGTGTTTCGGTTTGTGGCGTTGAGTTTCATCATTTATTATGTATGCAATATTTTTTATAAAGTGCGTTAAAGAATTTGAATTAGTTTCAAAGTACAGAGTAATGGACGGAGAAATATCACTCGACCGAAGCGTTGGGAATGTCATGAAGCTTGATGACAATGAACAGGCGTTGATGGATGAGATTGAAATTGAGGCGCCCCGTCCACGCTCTTCGCGGCGCGTCCCACAGCCGACGGTATACAAACCACAGCCACAACCAACGATGCAAGAAGACATCGATGCGTTTGCCAACCCGACTAAGCAGTCGGTTCCACAACAACACCAAGAAGAACCCGTTGATTACGGTGAATACGACGAAGAAGAGATGGAACAGCCACAGTACATGCAAGGTGATTATGCGATACAAGAAGAAGAGCGACCATCGCCTGGGTATAAATCCATCGATGAAGAGAAGGCAGACCTTGTCAACAAACTTGGTCGTCTCGAAAAGAAGGGATTTTCGGTGAACAAACGACTCAATGTATACTCGAACGTTGACGATTTGCGTACGGAAGTGAAGCGAATCACGTATAGCATTGACGTCGACCGCTCTATTAAGTTCTCTCGTCGTATGCTGATTGCGTGTGTGACTGGTCTCGAGTTTTTGAACAAAAAATATAATCCATTCGAGATCCAGCTTGAAGGCTGGTCGGAGAATGTGATGGAAAACGTTGACGACTACGATGAAGTATTTGAAGAGTTATACGTCAAGTACAGGACGAAGATGCACGTTGCTCCAGAAGTCAAGCTCATCATGATGCTCGGTGGTTCAGCGATGATGTTCCACTTGACGAATAGTATGTTCAAGTCAGTCATGCCCAATATGAATGATATCTTGAAGCAAAATCCAGGACTCGTTCAAAACATGGTCGATGCTGTGAAAAACACGACACCAAGAAGTGCTATGGACGCCCCATCGAGCGAACCATCGGGTGGTAACCAGTACGAAATGAAGGGTCCAGGCGTCGATATTTCAAGTTTGATGGGTAACATTATGATGCCACCCGCACCACCTATGTCTACCACAGCACCTGAACCCATTCCATCGATTGACGATGACGACGATGATGCGATTTCGGACATCGTCGAAGGTCCAGCCGATGATGACGAAGAGGACAGCGATGTCAAAGAGGTGAAAGTGTCGACCACGACAAAGGGTAAACGTGGTCGTAAGAAAAAGTCAGTAGAAATAAATTTGTAAACATAGAGTATAAATGATAGGGTACTGTCCCCTTGAGGAAGACCCGCCACCCAGGCTTCCTCGGATGTATGCGCCATCTACCGGATCTCGTCCTTCTTCCAGAGGAGATACTCGCACAGAAGACACTGAAACGAATTACGTCGTTTTGTTCTTTATCGCGGGTGTGGTCGCACTCGCCGCGATGGACGCCATTAAGAAGTAAACGAACTATTTTTACCATTCGCATATCATGTGACTGGTAAAAACAGATTAATTTAAGCGTTTTCAAGTTCATCGACCATTTCTCGTAGTTCATTTATAGCCGCAACCGTGTATGCGATGAGACCCACGTAATCGAGTTTTGCGTGTTCTTCACCCCAATCTTCGTAATTGGGTTCATTCTTTGTTTCATTTGGTTTTGCATCTTTACCGAGTTCGACGAGGTGTCTCAATTCGGGGGCATCGTAATAGATGTCTTGTGCTATGAAACCAGATTCTTCTAGACCGTCTTTGACATACATGACTGGATTGAGTTTAGAAAGTGTGTCGAGTGAATTGACTATGATCTCTGAGTTTGATTTAGCTCTCGCATCGGATGTCGGAGACAAATTGAGGTTTGTGAGACCTGAACCATCACCGTAGTAATATTCGGCATACACATTACCACTTATAACTAAATTTGCGGATGTATTGTCTATGTCTTCATCATAATAACTGGTACCAAATGAAATAGCGTGTAGCGGATTCGTATTATGAAATCCAATTCTCCCGATTGTACTGGATGTATAAGATTCTGTGATGAATTGTGTAGACGCACCAGGTCCATTGACCCAACTGGGTATACCAGAACTATTTATGGCTAAAAATTGCCCAGCTGCCCCTTTTGGTAATCTTGTCAGTGTGTTTGTTCCGGATGCATAGAGTATATCACCTGTGGTAAACCCAGTAATACCAGTCGTTGAAGTGACCATGAGATTTCCTTCGAGTGATGATATTCTATTATCAAGAGATGAGACACTCGGTGATGCACCCCAAGTGGGTACACCCGACGCGTTTACCGTGAGTACATGC